GATAGGTTCGATGTAGAGCATAAGACTGGGGATATTCTAGGTATCTATCAGAATACTGGGTTTGCTACAGGTGAACACTACATCCCTAGTCGCAAGTCCCTTTACTACAGAACGACTACTATTAACGGAGACCCTTCAGGTAGGTCTATACTCCGTAATGCTTATACTAGCTACGAGTACCTTAACAATATGCAGTCAATCGAGGCTGTAGGTGTTGAGCGGGAACTAGCTGGTATCCCAGTTGCTCGTGTACCTGCTGAGTACCTTTCCCCTGATGCTACAGACAGTCAAATAGCCTTTCTTAATGAACTAATGTCTATTTTAAGAGATGTCAAGTTTAATGAACAAGGTTATTTCATTCTCCCTAGCGATACCTACCCTGATAAGGATGGTGCCCCTACGAGTGAGCGTCTGGTAGATGTAGAGCTTATGTCCTCTAGTGGCACTCGCAACATAGACATTGACCCAATCATTAGACGTTATCAGCATGACATAGCTCGTAGTGTACTCTCTGAGTTCCTTATGCTTGGTGGTGGTTCTAATGGCTCATACGCTCTGTCTAAGAGTAAGACTGACCTATTCCTACGTGCCCTAGAGAGTTATATTACTCAGCTTGTAGACACTATGAATAAGCAGCTTATTGAGCCTCTATGGGAACTGAACAACCTAGACCCTAAGCTGAGGCCTAAGCTAGTGGCTGGTGATGTTGCTCCCCACGACCTTAAAGAGCTAGGTTCTTACCTTCGTAACCTTAACGGTGCAGATATTAGCTTGGCTGACCAGCATGACATTGTTGACGCTTTGTTGCATAACGCTGAACTGCCTAAGTTAGATCGCACTCAGTACGAAGAGTCTAGGGGTGAAGTTAAGGAGGCAGCTAAACCTGCTGTAGCACCTGAGCCTAGAGGCCCTACTGCTCAAGAGGAAGTTGAACTAGAGCTTAGTAAAGCAGCCCTAGAGGTCTTAAAGAATGAAACCAGTTGAACTAGCCCTACTAAAAACCCTAGTCAATAACATCCCTAAGCCTAAAGATGGCCTAGATGGTAAAGATGGTGTTGATGGCCTAAAAGGGGACAAGGGCGAGGATGCTGTAGTTGATTACCAAAAACTTGTATCCTACTTACCAAGTCAAAAACCTTTAAAGGGGGACAAAGGCGATAAAGGGGACAGAGGTGAAGACGCGGTAGTAGATTACCAAAAACTGTCTGCCTATTTACCTAAGCCTATAAAAGGTGACAAGGGTGACAAGGGCGAGGATGCTGTAGTTGATTACGAAGTTCTTAAGAGCTTAGTGCCTAAAGCTGAAGTTGACTACACTAAAATATCCTCTATGACGCCAAAGCCTAAAGATGGCCGGGGTATCAAGTCAGTAAAAGTCAACGAGAAGAACATGCTCGTAGTCACCTATGATGATGGTGAGATGGCTATTGCTGGCAAGGTATCAGTCACTCGTGAGTCTACTACGGTAGGTGGTGGCTTACCTCTAGGTAGCTTCGGCATAACTGGCACTAAGACTAACGACGCTGGCGAACTTGTTATCTTAGGTACTTGGGGTAAAGAGTTCAACACAGGATTTACCTCTAGTGGTGGCGTAACTCTAAGGAACCCTACATTTACTTATACCTCAGGCGCTCTAACCTCTGTAGCCTATACTGGGGGTCACACCAAAGTTCTAGCTTATAATGGCGATGGGACACTTAATACAGTAGTCACCACAATCAATGGTCAGGCTACAACCAAAACATTAGCTTATAATCTGGATGGCTCTCTTGCCTCCGTTACAGAATCTTAGCAGGGGCACTAAATGGCACTTATTACCGATCCAGACGATCTAAACCAAGGCACAGAGATTACTATTGATACATCTGCTAAGACTATTGCACTAGCTGTAGCTGGCAACCTGTCTAACGATGGTGTATCTGGTCAGGCCCTCTATTCATTCCTCAAGGAAGAGTGGAAGAATGATGCCTCTCTAATCCCTTACCCCTTCCCTATGGTATCTATTACCCCTGAGCAGTTTGAATTTGTAGAAGGTTGGGTTCCAGCTAACGATACCACACGTAACCTAATTCGTTTTGCTGGTTGGCGTGAGATTAATGCTTCCAGTGTACTAGAACGAGAGTACATGGGTATTGTCTCTCTTGGTAACATTGATAGTTCTGACACAGCCTACTACGCTTTCTCCAGTGATACAGCTAAGACTGACTTTGACTTCACTGGCACTATCAACCAAGCTATTCAGACCTTCGGTGACTCAAGTAACGGTAACTTCGATAAAAGGGCTAATACTCTTACAGTGTACATCAGGGCGCAAGGTAAGACTTACGGCTCTGCTACATCGACAAGCATCGGTCTGACTGCCCTAAACTACATTGCTAACCGTTTCCCTCTTGCGGAAGCTGCCGACAGTAAGATCACAGCCTCAGATTCCTCTATTGCGAATGACGC